ATTTTTACTCCTTAAGTTTTCCATAAACGATATTATCAATGATACCTGTCACATTTAAACCAACTGATATTTGGAAAGCCTTGGTTGCAGCTAATGTCTGACCAAAAAACTTTCCATCTTCTCCTATAGGAGAGGATGTATTTTTAAGATTGAGTAGATGTTGGAGGGTTTTTACATTATCAGAAATGTCTCCATATGCAGCTACAACATAAACTGGGACTAAAAGAGTATCAATAGGAATATTTGGTTCATTTTGCACAAAGTCTTTATAGGCCTGAGAATTTTTATCCAGGCCCGTAACATAGCCATTATTAAGGAGGATACCTGTTGGTAATTTAGCTTGGACATCAGCCAAAATTTGTGTATCGGATAGAAAATTGGCTAGACCATTGCTTTTTTTAACCAAGGCAATTAGAGTAGTAGGATCAATATAATAGATAATTGGTGTATTCCAATTAATCGGATCAACAGGCACTAATGACTTAGCGAGAGTTGTATAATGAATGCGATTGATTAGTCCATTGGTACCCCCATTGATCCTTAGGGTAATTGTATTTACATCATCCCGATCTGCATATACTGAGAGACCTTTGGTATTCCAAAATTCACAGGCGGTTAAAACAGAAATTTCAGGTGTTGCTGCTAATCCTGGATTATTTTCAAGGTCGACTCCTATTTTGGTTCCCATTTGCCGATAATTGGCTCGACCCGTGAGTTGGAATATACCTCTTCCCTTATATCTCACACCATCCCCCGGATTTACATTACCTAGGTCTTTTCGTCCTTCATATTCTTGACCTGAAGCATATTCAGTTAGAGTTTTAAATCCATCCGATTCTTCGGAACTCTGGCCCAAAAAATGGGAAATCCTTAAGTGGTTATTGATTTGATATTTCTGGAAATTGGTATCCAGATATTGCGTTAGGCCCGAGAAAATGGTAACGTTTCCAGCAGGAGCTAATTTTTGTAATAAGGTGGTTGTAATTACTGACATAGTATTGTTACTTTCATTGTTTTTAACGTTGACGACCGCCGTACCTAGCAAACGACATTACTCCACTACGTTCATCTTGTAGAATGATTGGTTTCTTGGGGTTCTTAGTAGCCCATTCCCGGATGGCTCTTCCAGTATCATCTTCACCTAGATAGGCTTTCCAATGTTGATAGTGTTTCTTGGAAAATCTTGATTTATGGAAGGTATCCTGAGATACTTCAAATACGTCCATGCCTGCGAATTTCTTGCGGCGAAGGATAGGAGTCATGACAGGAGAATATCCTGCAATATTACCGGTACCAACATTGTTAGTAGGTGGTGTTCCGCCAACCATAGCATCCTCATGAAGATCACCAGGTTCACTCGGACTATGCATAGGATGACTTTTACGTTTCATTAGGTTTACCAGGGAAGTAATACCATGAGTAGATGGAGATTCTTTATTCGAATCGGATGTTCTATCTGAGGTGTTACCACCTTTAGAGATAATCGGATCGGTAACAACAGGAGTACCATCCGCTCGATGCATCATATTATCCCTATGTAAATCAAATTTATAACGTTTATGGCCAAATTTATTGGAAATATCCGAAAGTGTTTGATGCACTGAAGGATGGTATGCTTTCGTGTCGCGGGCTTCATAAGATGTATCATATGCTCCAACATCTCCATTAATTCTATGAGGTAACGGATGGGTATCAACCTCATCATTTCCTAGGTTCCTTATATGTTTATATGGTTCTAGTTTTTCCATCCTCACCATACCAATATCAGGACCAATGTGGTGAATGGAATGAATTACTGGAAGATGGGGATCCTTGTGATGATTAGCTTTAGCATGTTTCGCAAAGTTCTCATAGGCCGTATCTCTACGGAAAATCTTAATGACTTGATCTGGTTTAGTGGGGTGTTGGTACACAGCCCCAAATAAACCGGAAGATAATTCTTTGGGAGTGTGTCCCATAGATACTAATTTACGAGTAAACTCACTTGGATGTGGTTGGCCATGAACAAGTTTCGGATCATGAGCTAAGGTTTCCTTGGCTGCTTGAACAATGGGGTTACCATGAAGCTTGGCTAATTCAGATATCATATGTTCTTTGATGGTTTTTAGGTCTGAATGATTTGCAAACGTTGCATAAGGATCCGTTACAACATGCGTTCCATCCACTCTTTGCATAATATTTGCACCATGGAGATCAAATGTATAATTTTTATGTCTGAATTGACTATGGATACCTTTGATGGTTTTATGGAGCCCCGGATGAATATTTTTAATTCCCTGACCCGTTAATGGATGTTCAGGAGAATCGTTCAAATGTTCATCAGCCTGATGGGCTCCCCACAAGTTTGAGGTTTGGCCAATTAATTTTTGATTGTGAGGTTTCTCCATATCCAAAGGATGGAGTTTTTCCATTCTCACAACACCAATATGATCATCTATTGGATGTACACCATAAACTTTTGGTAGGTGTGGATCATTTTTATGATTCTCGTGGGCATATTTGGCAAAACGATGATAGGCTGAATCATTATGATAAAATTTGAGAACTTGATCTGGTTTGGTAGGATGTTGAATGGTAGCCGCAAATGATCCAAGACCTAAGGTTTCAGCCCCCAGGTGTCTTTTTAAACTATCGGCCATGTCAGAGGAAGAACCTGAACCCAAAGTCAATTCCTTACGGAGAGGATTTCCCTTGAATTTGGCCAATTCTTCCAGATATTGTTGATAACTTCTCATATTTCTCTGAGCTTCTTTCCTATGACCAAATCTGTTGTGATATCGGCCGATATGATATTCTTTCCTTTAATATTCATAACAATTACAGGCATATAATTCAGGAAGATTAAAAAGGTTTTTAATATAGGATAGTCTGTTTCATGGAGTTTATAAAAGAGTATTCGAACCGCTTCTTGGACTCCAAAAATATTGGAGAGAATGATAATATGGTTAAGTATCAATCTCTCCTTTAGTTCTCCTGTCCCCTGATATTTCTTAATTAATCGTTTAATATACTTGATACGCTTTAAGTCCTCTTCAAATTCAGAAGTCACGGCTCCCGGTTTATCGTAAGCTTTCATTGCAAGGAGCAAAAATGTATCATCATTTAAATCAGTAATCATATTCTATATTCTTCTTATTGGTTAGACCACTCTTTGAATGATTTGGCTTCTTTTAAGGATTTCTTGTCGGCTGCCAATTCTTTCTTTTCAATTTCCGAGCGGACAACAGGTTTACCATCTTTGGTTTGTTTCATGCGATCTGCAATAGCCTTCTTGAAATATCTCTTATTCATATCCCCCATTGATTCATCAATGGTTTCTGTTTTTTTAGCATAACCGCCTTTGAGAAGCCAATTTTCAATCATCCTGGATTGAGTAGATTCTTTAATCTCTACAGGAGAAGGTCTACCAGGACGTCCTGAAGCCAATTCGTTTTCTCTCGCTTTTTCTCCAACATCATTGAAGTTATCTCCATTTCGAATAGTCCTAGGAACAAACGTTTTGAAATTCTGGATATCTGCTAGTGATTTTCTACCCTTTGGTTTTGCAAGAGTGTTGAGACCCCCAGAGACCAATTCATTTTCTCTATCAGTTTCCATATCTTCAGACACAACGGGTTCCTTAACTACAGGAGAATTTCCTGCTTTAGCTTTCTTAGATTTTAGATAATTTTCGAGTTTATCACCTAGTTTAGCTCCGAAATGGGTTGTTAATGGAGTGGATGCCATCATCGAAACGGCTGCGGGACCCGCTCCTAGAGCATGAACGGCTGCTCCTACCAAGGTTGAAGCCCCAATACCTGCGATGGAACCCAGGGTCGCTCCTTTGATACCTTCATCCAAATCCACATTCTTTAGTCCGGCTTTTTTCTTAGCGGTATTAGCTCCCTTGATATGATTTAGAGTTGGTTTTTCACCTCGAACTTTAATAAGATACCGAGAATACATTCCCTGAGACATTTCATTAACTTGGCCCCCGAGGCGACCGGTTCCCCAATCCTTACCGGCATGTTTAGAAGCTTCTTTATAACCTGCTTCATAATCAGAATGTTCGGTACTACCTGATTTATGGGGATTCTTATTTCCTCGACCATAATAAGCATCGGAATCACCTTTATCATAAGGAGACCCATGAACCTTGGAGGCTTCCTCATCCAGACCATTCTCAGTCTCATCATAGTTGGTATCACCAGTATGATCTGTTTCGTTCCATTCGAATGGTTTTACATCATCCTCATAATCATCTAGAAGGTCCTGGAGGTTATCTTGATCTACAATTTCTCCAAAGACTTCATAAAGGCCTTCCGTGTTGAGTTGATATTCGAAATAAAGGAAAAGATCCGCATCAGGAGTTACTATCTTTTCTCCATTTGAGTCAATACCTGATTGGATACCGTATTGATTGATATCAAAGACTGTGTTTCCGGTTTCTCCTTCCATGAACCTATAGGCAGGTAGATTAATTGAAAATATGTTTAGGACCTTGCGAACTCTTTCCAGGGCTGAGTACGGATTAGCAAATACTTGATCCGTTACCTCAGCAATAGCAGCGTTTGCAAGGTCTAAAGTTTCTTGGTTGTGGATATCAGGATCAGCCACGGGATTAGACATAAATTATACTCCTACAAAGAATACGTTATCCTTGGCTCCATCATCACCGGTGATTGATCCCATAGCAACAATGGTCTCATATTGGCGACGACCAGCACGGCCACCTAGAGTAAGTGTGAATGATGCGGCCACTAGGTTGGACCCATTAGCTGTTAGAGTTGGTGGTAGAGCAAATGAATCACCTGGATTGTTGATTACCACCGAGGTAATAACATTTAATTGTGAATTAGCATTAGCGGACACAAAGAATGCAATATTAGCATTGGCACCCCCCGAAACAGCACCTGCAATTGAGCTATTATTGGTAATGATCAGGAACCCATTAGCATTATATCCTGCTCCTGGATTGTTAATGGTGATCGTTGCGATTGGACCTGTACCGATTTTCTGAGATACCCATCCGGCTGTAACTCCCTGATCGGAACGTACGTTCTGAGATTCTTGGGCAGAAACACCATACATATTTCCATATCGGCCAACTGTATTAGCAGATACTCCGTTGATTGTTGAGTTTGAATATGCATTAGACGTATTTGCGAATACGGGCTTTTGGTTGCCGGATGCATAATCTATATTTCCCCATAGTGGCATAATTGTTTTCTCCGTTCTTGGAATATTTAGTTGTTTTAATTAAAGGTTTGTATTTCGGGATCAAGATTAATACCCAGTAACCTACGCTTAGGTTTCAATCGTTCTTTGGAAGCCACGGATTTAATGGGCTTTTCCACAGCATTATCCTCGGCCTCTTCGGCCTTGTCTAGTTCTTCCCTTATAATTCTTTTGATAAGGGTTAGGGTTTTGGATGGCTTCATCATTTAGGAACAAACATTTCCGTGAGTAAGGAAGTCATCGTACGATACTTTGGTTTTTCCTTCTCCTGAAGGGAAGCCGCTTTCTTAGCTGCTAGGGCTGCTAGGTCAGAACCAAGATTGGCTGCGGGCCCAGACAAGGACGGCGAAGCGGTTGAATTGTTTACATCTGAGGTAATATCCCGATTTACCGTTGGAGTTGGAGTAGGTGTTGGTGCCACTCCATCCGTACCTGTGGCCTTGGCCCCTGTTGCATTCGCGGGAGGCGAAGGAGAGGATATATTTCCGGCGGAAGTTGTTGGTGTATAAGTTGAAACCGCAGGCTTGGATCCCATGTTACCTGCTTGTGTCGTGGGTTTATAGGTTGGAGTTGGTGCGGGAGTCGCATTAGAAGGAGCAGGTGTTGGTGTAGGTGCTACGGTAGAGGTAGTTGATGGTGTGGAAGCCTTAGCCATATTAGCTTTCCAGGAGGCTTGGTTTTCACCTTTCTCCATGGTGTTATATGATTTACCGCCGAAATCGAAGGTTGTTTTACCTGCTTTACGGGCACCAGAAAAAGCTTGACCGAAAGCAGATTCTAGGAATACATTCTCACCTAGGGTGGATCGAATTTCTTCCATGGTTTCTTTTAGGTCACCAGCTTTAACTTTACGTAGATATGTGGCCTGGTTTGGATGGGATTTATCATAGGCTAGTTGGATATTACCTTGAACCGTTCCAGAATGATTAAATCTCTTGTCAAGTGTTGCATTGGCCTTACTGTTTTTTTCCGAACCAAGAGGATTTGCATTAGCAATCTTAACGTTTTTGTTTACATTAGACTTTGCTTTTTTAATATAGGTATTTAATTTCTTGGTAGATAATTCCTGAAGGTTTTCTTCTGCAAATGGGTGGCCTACATCAACATTGTGTTTCTTAGCATCTTTGGCTCGCCAAGACATATATTTGTCGCCTTTTCTACCTTTACCTGCCGCATATGCATCACTTGCTTTACCGGCGGCATAATCTCGGCGATTTTGTAGAATTGGAATATTCTTAGCTTTTTCACGTCTAATGATTCCACCAATTTTTTCCTTGATACCTTCATACATATCCTCTTTCTTGGAGCCCTTCTTACGTTCTGTCTCTACACCATATTCTTTTTCAGACTTTTTGATAACCTTAACAGCTTTGGCTTTAAAATCATCTTTGTCCTTAATATGCTTAAGAATTTTCTTAGCATCAGATTCATCCAACTTTACATGCTTGGTCCCTTTATAGGAAGGAGCATTATCATAACGGGTGTTGAAGTCGTTCCATTCTTTTGAGCCTTTCTTATGAGGATTGGAACCTTCTCGGTAACCTGAGGCATATTCAGAATGATTAAACATACCTACTTTATGAGGATTTTTAGAATCTTTACCAGCCACGGCGTGGTCATAACCTACATCCCAGGCCGAGTTGATGTTTTCATTCACCGTATCCGTCTTTGTGGTATCATATTTTTTCTGGGCTGGATAAGTTGAACCCGAAACATCAGATGGATGGAGTATGTTATTACCGGCTTCTTCCAATTTACCCTTAGCAGCTAGTTTAGCTTTAATAGCACCTGCTACACGTTCACCGGCTTTCTTGGAACCATATTCTTTGGACGCTTTGTTCTCAATTTTCTTGAAGTTTAGACCTGGTTTACCTTCATCTTTTTCTTGAATGGTTTGTTCTTCCTTGACAGTTTTAGCGACCAATTTATCAGAAGCTTTGGAAATACCATTCACTCTTTTTATATATTTTCCTCTATACTTATCTTCACGTTGTTTCGCATACATTCTATTGTCCCATCTTTCAGAAGTATCGTTGGTTCGGGCTCCATATACACCTGACATATGACCTGAAACCGCCGCATCCATAGAAGCTTTTTTCACATAACTACCTAATGTTTTGGCCGATAACTCAGTAATTATTTCCTCAGTCAAATTAACTGGCTTGGATGGGTCTTTAAGACCTTCGGATATGGCCTTAGCTAAGGTGTCATCATAATTAGCCAATTTTTCTCTCGGAAGTTGGCTTCTCGATTGAATACCTAATTGTTCATTAACAGACTTCTCAATCTTACGACGAGTATCATTCTGTTCCATGATTTTCTTAACTTCACCCGCTAAAGGTGTCATCTTTTTAAAGTCAAACATTGATTTGTCCTTTTAATTTAAAATAGGTGTTTGGATATATTTATGAAATTCGAATATTACGTTAAGGAAGCCAAGCTTCTGGCTGTTTCCAGAAGCTTTTCTGCGGCCTTGGTACCATATTTTTGAATAAATCGAGCCTTAGTTTCCTCTTTAAGGGCCCATTCTTTAATTGACTCACTATTCGGTAATTGAGATTCGAACATAGCCGGAAATGAATAACCAAGCCCGGAGATACCACCTACAGAACCTCCGTCAATATCATAGGTATCATCCAGACCTGATCCCACAGATGGAACACCTAGGTTAGCTTCTTCCTGTTTGAGTTTTCTCACAAATTGACCAGGAGTATCTTGGATATATTTGTCTAGGAGTTTCTTAGTTCCCCAATCTCCTGCACCATGTTCCTCAGCAAACGCTTGGAATGCACGATCCACTCCAAGAGCTTTGCGGTTCTTATGTGCAATTAACAAGGTATTCATTGGATTGCCTTGTACATCCTTGGCGACAGTACCAGGTTGATTAGCTTCCCGAGTACCTGGCTTCGCGGGTTTAACTGGTTTAATTTTGGGCATTGGAGGTGGAGTCATAGGATTCTTATTACGTTCCAATTCCATTTTCTTGAGCCATGCATCAGCGAGCTCACCAACATGCTTGGTTGAATGTTTCTTACCACCATGATCAAAGCTTAATGAACCTGATGTTCGGGCTGTTGCAATTGCTTCACCAAAAGATGGTTCCTTCTTTTTGTTCTTTTCCATATTTTCTTTTTCTTCCTTGAGGTCATGAGCTTTTGCTATCAAACGACCGTTCTTGCTGATGTGTGTAACTATATTTGTTCCATTGATGGATTTACCATATCGACCAAATCCATAATAGGTTAGACCTAATTTATCAGCCTCTTCTGAAGAAGCTGAGTGATCCTTTATTTTCCTAGAGGCAATCTTGGACCGGAGGGAATGGACAGGGGTAGATACGATATGCTTCGGGGGAACATAATTGGTAACCCCTTTATTGTCCACTTCCGATTTAATCCAATCCCAGGCTACCTTTTTGGTCGGAGCTTCTTTGGTAAAAGCCTTAACCTTCTTGAATACCTTGGTAAATTCTTGGTCCATATCTTTAATCTTTTCAGGAGATGCATTGCGAGTATCAATATTATTGTTGATCAGAGAGAAACGGTTTTCCCCAAATAAATTTCTTAAGGTCTCCCGATGCTTCTGGACCATGGCCCATTTAGAGGCTCTAATATCTTCAGGTACCTGACGACCTCCTTCTTTACCCCGATTGATGTTTCTGAGTTTGGACACTTCATCCGAGGTATCCACAAATACCATCATAGAATCATATCCGAGTTGTTCTAATTGAGTTTTGATTGAATTGAGTTTCTCTGGATCATCGGCTGTACCATTAATTACAAGCCCATGTCTCCCATTAAGAGCCAATCGCTGCCGTTCTCTGGATATGTTTTTAGCGCGTCCCCTCACGAGTTCGCGCTTCTCACGTTCTGTATCGGGCATTAATAACGATAAATCAGACTTCTTCATTAGAAATTCTAATGCTCGGTCGGAATTAATTTCGGTTAGTCCATTTCCATCGATAGCTTTATGTAAAATGTAATCTTTTCCTGAACCAGAAGATCCTGCTAAGAATACAACTTTAAAGATTGAAGGATCATTAATACCTTCGGAGAGATATGATTCGAAGATAGCATCATTGATTCCAACATGAGAAGCATCAAAGGCACCAGGTTGTTTCTTGGCCCAATATCTGAGGATTTTACCGGCCTCCGAATTAGCTTCATTTTCTATATCGGAGCCAGTATTACCATCTTCAGAAGATGTTAATCTTCCATCCTCATTTTGTTTGTGGTGGACGAGTTCGTGGGCCACAGTTCGGAAAACATCCATTGGATGTCTCTCCCCTGTTACAATTTCAATTTCTTTGGAAGCAGGTTTATAACCCCCAAACGATGTTACCTTGGAAGCAAAGTTCTTTAATTTGATGGGGGGTTTGGTTTGGATATCCAAATGATTCGAAGCAAAATCCACAAAGTTATCAAGCATAGGACCAAAGGTTTTATGATCAATAGATTCGTGAAGCTCCTCTTCTTCCTCACCCGCCTCTTTAAGATTTCTCTTAACAGAATTAAATATCTTCTTGGCTAGGTGAACATTGGTTGTTGGAGTATTTTTTGCAAATGATTTAAAATCACCAGCATGAACGAATTGACGCATTTTGGTCCCGGAGATACCTTCAATATCAGGAGCCTCGGGGTTTCTATGACCCGCAGAAATTACATCAAATTTATCTATATTGTAGTGTTTCTGTGGATCATATCCAGGTTCTTTATCAGATTTTACATATTTTCCTATTTCTTGTTTAAATTCTTTGGTCCGATCCGAACCAACGACCATAGTTACATCTTTATGCCCTTGGTTCGATAGTTTACGTAAAACATGGTGCGGAGATATGGCCTCAGGATCATCAACAATATTTGCCTCGGGAAACAAGGACCTAAGGTGATTAACTTTTTCTTTATAGGGGATTGGATTTTTCTTATCACCTTCCGAACGGGAAGCATAAATCTGATGTTCTGCTCCGATTTTCTTCGCATGGGCGATAACTTTATTGATAACTTGCGCGTGGCCTTTGTGGATGGGTTGGAATCTTCCAAAGGCCATCACCACTTTATTATTGGTACTCATATGTTCCCTCTACAGGAGCTTCTATGAGACTATTTATATACCTTTTGATTTATAGATTCTTTGACCGTATTCCGAATCCTATCCCTAATCTTAGATTGTTCGATGGTCCGCGTTTCCGTCTTAGGATAACTCCGAGCCAGTTGGAGACAGTCTAGGATACCTTTATGAAGTTTAATAACCTTCATTTTCTTGGTAGGATGACTATTGAGGTTTGCTAACCATCTGTGGTGACCATCAATAATATAGTTGTCATGAGATATAACAGGAGGATTAGGTCCTGATTTACCGTGTTTGACTATATTGTGAATTATATCCTGGGAAAATTCGGATTGGGTGGCCTTTAGGTCAGATGGTAGGACATGTTGCACTTCATGATGAACACCATGAGACTCCAGATGCTTTAAGAAACCTGGAAAATCAGAACCAACTTGAGGCATTAAACCTCTAGATATATTAAGAGATTCTTTGGGAATATGATAATCTTCTTTGAGAGTAGTATTATACTTGGAAACCGCCCCTTCAGGTGAAACATAATATCCCGTTATCGCGATAGTTGGATAATAATGACCCAATTTAATCATAGTATCCAGATTAGGCTTTGAATCATCCCATATTTCTACTCGATTATATCGACCCGAGGCTAGATATTTCTTGAGAATAACTGCTTTGGAAATATGAGGTTTAGTATTTGAATTATATCTATTCATTCTACCAGCATATTCAACTTCAATATGATCTAGAGGAAATCCATGATTTTTAAAGGCTTCCTTAAAATCTGGCTCATTCTGAATAAAATTTGAGCGAGCCGTTAACAAGATGGTCTTAGAGGTTTCGTGTTGATTGGACACGATCTGTTTAGCCTGATTAAGGACTGCTATAACTGGTTGTGCTGTCTCCTTGAATATCTTACCATCTCGGAACTCAACATAATCATACTGTTCTCCGGAAGATAGCTTATGGGTGTTATACTCCGAAGAAGTTAACTTGTAGGTTGGCTTTTCAGGATGAACAACACGGATGTTTCCCCCCGAATTAAATAAGGTACCATCTATATCAAACACATATAGAGTATATGGAGTCATGTGGTCCAGTTCTTGGTTGTGGTAAAATTTGCGTGGGAGAATTCCAATTGATTAATTAACTTGACCGCATTCCCTTTAATGGAATCAACACACACAAAACCTTCAGGATTCGTTACCTTGAAGCCATTATCAGTCTTAAGGAATGTTCCAATGTCAGTAATTTGTTGCAATTTCTTAACGATCAATAACTTAGCATCCACGATTAGGTTTTGGAGGTCAAAGATTTTCTTGAGGTCCCCCGAATGTTGTTTAAAGAAGCCTAAGACAATATTTTTTTCCTTGATGCGTTTATCTTTGGTATCCGATTTTTTCGAATCAATGATCGACTGGTTTAATTTTTTCTCCAGGGAGACTATAAATCCTCTAGTATGTGCTACAGTGTCGGTTATCTCGGTGCCTTCCCTAACTTTGGAATTATTCCAAGCCATTAGGTCTGTCCTATAGGTTTCATTAGAAGCAATCTGGTTAATTAAGGCCGCAGGAATAGTCCTAAACAAGGCTCCGATCTGAGTTAATTTGGAATCCAATTGTTTTCTTTCATCATCGGTAAGTGTGGCTGTACCGGAGACATCCTGCCAGGAAGAATCTTTGAACCAGACATCTCGGGTATGTTTTAGGCGGCTTATATCTACACCAAACGACGCTTTCATATCAGCTAGTTTATTGCCATGATAGGATGTATGGAAAACTATACCTAGTTTAGCTTGTTTAATCTGTTGAGCTAATGTGGTATTAGTTGGTACAGCATATACAATTGTATTCGGCTGGAAAGTAATCATCTTTTCCGAATCAATTGTCTCGGTTTTTAGGTCTTCCTGAGTAAACATCATATCCCCTTGGATTACATTAGTTATTCCTAGGTCAGGAAGATATTCCAAAGCCGTTTTTAGTTTACTAGCCACACCGGAGGTTGGATAGTTCCTATCAATATCTCCATTAGTATAATTCAATTTTGCGTTTTGGGCAAATACTCCTTTGGTCCCCACAAAGAATTTACCATTATCAGGATTAATTCCACAAATTACCGCCGGGGCACCATCTATTTTAATGCTAACATTTACCTTTGATTTTGAACCACCCTCAGAGAGCATATCTCTCAGTGAGGTAAGGAAATTAATGGAGCCTTTAACACCATCCACCCCGTCCGTAAAGACTTGATCTTGCAAATGGACAAGATGTAAATTCTTATCTGATTTATCTTCTTTTAAATATGTCTTAAAATTGAGCATTATACTTCCACTATAAAGGCATTTTTCGGAATTTGATCTGTTACGACAATACGACCCGCGGAATCCCCGCTTGAGGGAGATTTACCATAAATTTTTGGTACTCCACCGGCCATAGCTTCGGGATCAAATCGTTGGTCCTCTCGCCTAGCTCTTAGCCGGAAATACAGATCGTGAGATTTAGCATAATATTTTGATTCGATAAAGTTACCATTTAGTTGGATTGTATTGGTTGCTGGATCATAAGCAGATTGTACATCCATTGGACCAATATACATATAGTCAATAGGACCCCCCATGGCCTGGGTACCAATTACAATTTTTGTTTTATTAATGGCCGAGATAGCCCCATAAACATCAGGAACCTTATCTCCTGCTTTATAACCAGCATCAATTAAGGCTTTATAGGCCGCTTTCATAAATTTGGCTCCAATACCCGGTATAATTGATTCCAACCCTCGGAGACCACCTCCCGCTAAAGAAGGGGCGGCTTCACCCTTAAGTGATAAATTGATCTGTTTGGTGTTTTTTGGTACAAGAATTACATCAGTATAAGGCTCCGAACCGCTCATTTGGCGACCCATATATTTTTTGGCTAAGATAATTCCGGATAGGATAACATTTCCCGCGGATACACTTATAGGATTCCTTTTATTTTTCTTTACGGCATTATTAATTGCATCGACAAAACCTCGTTCCTGGCGTTCAGGTCTTTCACCGCTCATTAATTCCTCCACTCATATATCGTGGATTATTTAGGCCAAAACAAAAACGCGGCCTCCAAAGAGACCGCGCTTTACCCAATTACAAATGTTGTTTACTTACATCGGTTAGTTAATTGATCTACTAGTGATGTATTTGTACCATGTAATGGGATGGTAACCCTAGAACCAACGTCTAATGTGATTTGTAGTTGAGCATAATTTGGCAGGTTAGTCATTATGTTCCCCATATTAGAAAACTGCAATTCATTAGGTCCTATTCGGATATAATCAACGATTTTGGTCGATTCTCGTCCATTATCAGTGAGTTGGACTCGTGCCCAACCTCGGTCGTGGAAATTCGTCCACTTTGTATTGTGTAATGCTAGGTCAAAACCATTTGACCCGGAGGCTAATAGTGCTATATTAACGGAAGCACCTTCATCATTTCTTAGGAGACCATTACATAAGTTATGTCGGGAATTTAACATATTTCCAAATGAAAAGGTCGTGGCCGCAGCATCTAAGTTTGTTCTTCCTAGAGTATTGGCATAATCATATCCTGGATTATAAGGATGGGCCGGTGCTGTTTGAGCAAAAGCGGCGCCTGTTAAAGCTAGAGTAATAGCTATCATTGATGGTATCAGTAATTTCTTCATTTTATAAATTCCTTTCATGAATCATAAGACGCTACCTATACAACACACTGGACAGAATAAGGTTGCAATAAAAAACCCCAGGATTTCTCCTGGGGCACTTAAAATATGACATAAAGTTATTCTTAAAATATTTCTGGAAGATGTTGGGGGATTCGAACCCTCGGAACCTTTCGGTTCAGGAATTTAGCAAATTCCCTGCATAAGCCGCTCGCACAACCATCCATTAATTTCCCGTCTTATAGGTGATAACCTCGGGAACAGGACCTTCACCCTTTTCAAACTTCTTCCTAGGCATCAACCGCTTGATCATTTTCATTTCGTCTTTGAATGACCTATGTGGTTTTTCATCAGCCTGAAAAGGTTTTAAGCCCCCAATCTTATGGAGTTTAGCTCTCATTCTAGCCTCATAACGCGAAACTTGTCGAGAGATAGGATATGAAGATTCTTGTTTAAAAACGTTACTCATTATTTATCCTTTATCTAAACAACCATGAAAAAGCAATATGCCAATTAGTAAAAAATCCTGTGATCAGGATAATGGTAACCCACTGAGCTACAACAAATATACCAGCCTCCACGATTGCAATAAATCCAACCAAAGACCCAATTTCATCATTTCGAGTTGCATAAAGTAGATATAATCCTACTCCTAAAGCAATAAGACTGATAATGATATTAACGGGTAATGAAAAGATATATCCCAAAACTAATCCAAGGAATATTGGTATTCCCCATACCGCCAGTTGTTCAGTCATTTATCTTATCTCCTTATAATCAATTCGGGTAGAACGATAAGCTATATTACCTTCTTGGTCCATAGCCTGGATAACTCTACCATAAATGGTTCTGGTCCAACCATTATCAGAACCAGTAATCATGCATAAATGGTTCTGGTCCAACCATTATCAGAACCAGTAATCATGACCGCAGCCGACATATAATCTTTTAGACGGTCCGCTCCGAAGCTTGCGCAGGGGGCATCGGGCTTTAACAGAGGAATAATGTTACACGTTCCCCTAATATAACCTATAGCTTCTTGCATCGCGACATTGGAACCATTTTCAGTTTCTTTGGAAATATCCAAATGGATCTCTACTTCCCGGTCGATCAAAACATCCTGGAGAGAAAGGTACATCTCCGCGGTACGATAAACCTCATTCATCATTCGCATTTGTGGTCGATTCTTTTTCTGGTCATAATCTCGATCACGAGAAATTTGGCCGAAAACCTTACAACCATGGCAACCATCGATATGGACAACCACAACGGTCATGTAATCAGCATACCAGTCTCCGTTCATTTTGAATCGTTCGGAATCTGATCCGATATATATTTTTGTTTCGGGTGATTGATTGAGGATAAAATCTTTTACAGATTGTAAATCAATTGCTTTGCGTAATGACATTTTTAAACTCGTTTGGTAAGTTGACATTGGATGGAGCATCCTGGAAAAAGGGTGCTATCTGTTCATATTTATACCCAGCTAGACCACAACCTACACAGGTAACATTGAATATAAATTCTGGATGATTTCCTGCGAACTCTAGGAACATGGTAACGTAATCTTCTATGTCTGTCAATGGTAAAGTTCTCAGATGTTCATCTTTAGTTGGAATACCATAAGAATGTCCTTGTAATCCAGACCCTTGACCATAGATAGCACCATGATGTTTCTTGGCAAATAAGGCGGCTCCTTTACCATGTGCACCCCTTAAATTACTCCCAAAGACAAAGATTTTACTTTGTTGCAAAGGAATTACCTAATTCTGTAAAAAATTTGTGCTTATCATCGATAGAAGAACGAATGGAAATTCTTTGTTCCTCAGTAAGTTCTTCCCATTCAGGAGTCTTAACTTCATCCATCCATTCTCTGGTTTCATCATATTCTTGGATATAATGGAGTTCATAGCTCTCTTGAACAAAGGTATGTTTTTCTTCCTTAGACATTGTTTCCCATGTCTTACCTTTGGGAAAATCTGGATAATATTGATCACGCATGATTATCTTTCACCATAAAATAAGGAACACCACCTGGAAGAATATTCCACATATCCCGAGGTAGCAGATAGGATACCTGGTTGGTAGCAAGACCGAGGACAACCAACTTTTCAACATCAGATTGATAATCGGTCCAAATATCACCAAACTTATCCATACAACCATTCAGGAAAGACCAACCACCGCCAGTCTTTTCATGAAACTCTTTGGGAAGTTGGGATAACATTTCATTAACTTCGGTAGTTGCTTCCTTGATCCTATCAGGATGGAAAGCAAACTTACTTACCAATCCCCCCACCTGTACGGCATCATCAGGAACCTTACCTTCCGATAGCTCAGATTCTCTATACATAGACCAAGCCATAACCCGATCAAGGCGAGCACCATTCAAAACAGTATTCATTTAACTAATTCCTTTGCAATAACCTTAGCCTCTTTCAGTGTATATCGGCACCGAGTCAAAAACGACTCATCGCGATTTGATGGTAGTGGAGAATACTCCCAATAGCCTTCTCGACTATAACAGGCGTTACCGCCCTGATTAATTGACCAAGAATCGTTTTCCATATCACATCGAGTCAAGAAAATCTTGATATTGTTGTAATATATATTCTTTGATGGGTCAATCTTGGCCAGCCCAACATAATATTCCATTGAGATCATTTTATTTCTCCGTAATATAGTCTAAAGGTTTATCCTTAAAGGCACGACCTTGCCATTCCAGGAGAGCCACAACAGCTTCATCAAAATCTGGATAGCAGAACCTACGGGTATATCCCGTTTCTAAGTCTCTCTCAGACCCTTCCAGGATACCAACTGTGTAGATAAACTTAGCAATTGCAACCCAACGATCTGGAGTGTCCCGAATGATATGAGCACAATAATAATTATTGGACTCCATTATATCAAGGAATTTATCGGTGTCAATCATTTACTTCTCCACTCGCAATAGAACCGTATTGGCCGACAAGCGACCAGTAAACTTGATATTCGCGGTCTTGATTGTCTTAAACATGTTGCGGAGGTCAACCTTACCACCCTTGACTACGTTCTGAGTAATCTCCTTGGCCTTACGACCAACGCGCTTGGACTCAGAATTGTCCTCGTCCACATTTATTACCGTGGAACCCTTGACATCCAGACCACCTTCCTTTGCTTTGAGCGAAGTTAGCTTTCCATAACGGGAGTCGTAAATCCACAAGGAGGACTTACCGATAATCTCCTTTGGTTCAATCGACTTGAGACCAAGGTCCTTGTCCTCAAGTGCAATCTTAACCTTGGCGACCTTCTTCTCAGGTGGAATAATCTTCTTCTTACGCGGCTTCCGAGGCTTCTTGGCCTTGACAGTAGTTTCCTTTGGAGTCTCTAGCGTATCAACGCCCGCAAACTCCTTGATTTCATCAAAAACCATCTGGAGATATTCATTAATCTCAATCTGATCCAGGTCGCCCTCATATTCCTCCATGAGGAATCGACCAATCTTGACAGCCTTGTCCTTGGGGACCTGCTTCTCAGCTAGATATACCCGCAGATCAAAAGTCATATCAAGAGCATCAATAGCATCAAAGATTGGAACCAAAAGGTCCACATTCTTCTCATTGAGTTGTGGGATTTCCTTATAGACGGTTGGCGCTTCAATCGACTTATCGAGAGTGCCTTTAGCCAAACCATCCTGGATGGCCTTTTCAAAATTTGTATAAGCATAATCAGGCAAGGTACTTCCATTGAGAAGCATACGAGCCATAGAACCAAGACCAAGGTAAAAATACTTGTATCCCGTTGACTTGACCTGCTTCGCCAAATCCTCACGGTTATCCTGGGTGAGCCACTGAATTAGAAACCCAAACCCATCCTTTTCATCAAGGTTATAGTTGTACCAATTCATTGCATCATCAAACTCGGGAGTGGTCAAGGCCCGATCATAAATCGGTTCCTCACCATAAAATCCCTTGTTCAAGGTTGCAATGACCTTGACACCAGACTTGGTTGGGGTCTTAGTTTTCTTGGTCTTTCCAGCCGGATTCTTATACATGTAGGAAGTTTCTCAGTTGAAGGGAAGGCCGATCATGATGACCTGACCAATATCAGAGCCAATTATGGCTGCAAGGATCAATCCAACCAGCACATAGGCAACACCAAACACCTTATTCATACCATAACTCCGTTTCATACAACTAATATGGTGTCTGGTCCTCCTAATTCAAGAGGTCCCAGGTAATTATTTTTGTTGTAAAAATGCCACAACCTAAGCTGCTCTAGGTTTGCTCGGGTGTTTCTTGTTGCGGAAGCTATAAGCGTCAAATCCCGCCTTGAGGGAGCGCGACCTATCGCTTATGGAGACCATTTTATTCTCGTCCTTGACTAGGATCGTCCCCAGGAACATATCCAATTCCTGAAAGGTCTGGTATGCTGACATAATCTTGGGAAACCCGATTTCTTTTAGGTCATCTGTATTGACATATCCAACGATCTCATCATTTCTAGTTTTTTCAAGGCGAGCAATACAGATATTGTTTTGAAGAAGGAAATCCCACACTACAGGAGAAACCAGTTTTCGTGTAAAGAAATCGGTAATATTCTCTTGGGTAACAGCTTGTGACATATCACGCCAGTACCAATGTTTTGTGGAAGAAGTTAGGTCCATCCGTAAGGTTTCCAGATAAGCGCGAAACCCAACTTCGGACCAAAAGAACAATTGTTGGGGTGCTGTGTAAGTTTCTGGATAAAGATATTTTGGAGGAATTAGAACTTCGATATAATTATAAAGGTATCCACAAAAAATCAAATGTCGTACATGGACCTCCGTTTTCCCCAAAGAATTTGACGCCCTCCAAGGTTCTTCACCTAATTTGGTGAATCGGATATCATTATATAATTTCATCTTAGGAAAAAGAATAGGGTCCTTGACGGAGTTCCGTACAAAGACCCTGTTAGTATCTGTGTCATAAGGTGCAACACCATCATAAAAATCATGGCCCGCGATAATACGCATAATTATGATCTTCCTTGATGATATCCTAAATCGAGATATTTATTCAACTCTAGTTTTGGAATTTTAATGGTATGGTTATTATTTGTGATCCAACATGTGCCAAATTGAGAATTTTTAATGCCGGTGTTTTTCCCTTGATTAGATAGGCTCATTTTTTCTTTTGTTATATTGGAATGGTGTTTACCGAGAAATGGATGTTTAATTTTGGTATATGAAAGTTTTTGGGCAACCGAGAGCTTTTGCTTCATTTCCGAAGATAATGTGGTCCCCTGTAATTTCTGTTGAATTTTTCTTTTTGTTTCTTCTGTATGGTGCCAACCGTTTCGAATTGGCAAAACATTGTTGATATATCCAAACCCACCTTTACCACCTTCACAAAGATTATAATTTGTTTCTGGATCCGGAGTAACTAATATCTTCTCCGCCAAATTCATCATTGCTTCATTATCGTAACAGTGAAGAATTATCTTATGGAAATTATTTTTCCCATA